GTTGGGTCTTATTCCGGTTGCCCTCGCCAAATCTGCCTGAGTGAGCCTCATTTCCCCAAGCTTTTTTGACAGTAAAATCTTAATCATGCCATTGCTCCTTCCGTTATAATTTAGCACCTTTTGATATATCGGAAGGGCTTTTGTTAGATTATATCGAAAAACGATATAAAACCTTGTGATATATTTTATACCCCTTTAGGCAATTTTTGAAGCAAATACATTTTAAAGCAACCCATTATGTTATTTATAAGTATTGGCATGAAACCTTTTAAGATTACAGGCCGGTCATTAGCTGCAACCTTTTGTGCTCCCGGAATATATTGCCAAGGCTGCTAATATCCAGCCCGCGCTATTGCTGTCCATGATTTTTCTTTCATTTCTTTGCAATGTACTGTGCCTTGCAGAATCCGAAGTATTTCTTCTGTCCAACGGTAATGCGAACATAGTACCAGTCGGATTTTTCAGAATCTTTCTGAGTGTAATTCATTACTTCTACGGCTGCGTCATATTTCAGTGATGGGACTTTCTTGATTGTCGGGTATTCCTGACCAGCCCAGGTACGGACATAGAGAGTCGGCTTCGCTATTACCACACCATCAAAGAGCTTCTGATTCTTGTCCTGCTTGCCTGTGATGGTGGTAGGTGTTGAGCTTACCTCTTTAGCCAGATATCCGGTCCAAATCCAGCCAATTCCGATTCCCTCAGCCTTGGCGTGTGTCCATTTGCCGCTTGTCTTTCCGTCAATCTCAACGACTGTATCTTTGTCAATTGAACCCATAATGTAGCCGTTCGGTGCCTCGCGGACGTACAGATCATTCACGGTTGCTACTCTGGTTCCTATCTTTTTCCAGGTGGTGGTATCTTCGTAAGATGCCCAATCTATCCACACATATCCGTCAATAGCCGGATCGTTAATAGAATATGTTTTGTTTCTCACGGCTCCACCGTTCGCTACAACCCCAGGAGCGCTTGATGTGTTTCCTTCATTCGCATTCATATTGGAAGCATTAAGCCAATTTACGCTTCCAATGTGTGAACCGTTTCTGTAGATTGGGAGTGCACCAAGCTTCGGAGTGGTGTGCCAGGTGCCTTGCTTTTTCGCCCAGGCTTTAACACTCTGACAATTGTAAAAGCCACCGCCCATAACTTTGAGCGCGTTTGTGATTCCGATTACTTTTACCAGTTTCCAAAACTGAAATTCAGCACACCACGGCTGAGCTTGACACCCCGGCTGCCCCCAGTTGTCTACGTCACGCGCGAACATTGTATAATTGTTATATCCTGCATTTTTCTTAAAATCATCCAAATATTCGGCAGTCTTTTTTTCCAGATATCCACCATTTGAAGCGTAATAGTTACCGAGGTCAAGGAATTCCTGTAATTTGCTCATGTTCTTTTCTCCTTTACTGCTGCGATCCGTTTACTTTTCCATCATCCAGAAGATCTTTTACGCCATCAAACCATACATCAATTACTTTAAGCAGCATCTCTTCCGTTATAATAATCTGAAGCCATTTTGGCAATAATCCCCTGGCTTGCTGCACAACCCACTTCAATTTCTGTTGGCCAGCCCCAGATTCTTTATACATATGTTCCGCTTTTAGGATCAGCTGATATACCTGTTCACGGATACCTTCCAATCCTTTATGCTTGGCATACTGAAACGCAATAACCAAAGTCACTACAAGCAAAATTAACACCGCAACCAGTAATACTGGGAACGGAATCTGTTTTAAAAAGTTAAGTAATTCCATAAGTAATTCCTCCTAATCAATGCTGTATTTGGCCAGAACTTCTCTGTCCATTTCTTTTTTGTGTGCTTCTGCACGCTGAAGATTTTCAAATGCTTCTTCGAGCTCGCCATTATGCTCTCCTTTTACAATTGCATGATGTAGCCAAAAGAGCACGCGCCCCGTAGCATGTGTAATTTCTTCATCCGCTTTTCTCTGTTCAATTTTATACTTAATGCGTTCCTGCTCTCGTGCCTCCACTTCCATGAGCCTTCGCTCAATATAGTGACGAATCAGAGCAAAAAAAATGCCGGCAACACCTCCGCTGCCAAGCACAGATAGACAAAATGTTTCGAGCATTACTCTTCCCCTCCGAGTGCTTTTAAGAGCCGATCCAGATTACCTCCGATCAACCAATCCACCAGTTTTCGCATAAGAACCTCCTTTCGCCATTAATAGATGCCAATGTGTTGCGCCTAAAAGGTCTATCTCTCGCATGCACCATACCTTACCCCCATGAAAAAAGGGAACCTCTACGGTTCCCTCATGCTTACATACTCTTCCTTTACTTCTTCAATAATCCCTGCGTCAAGTCTTTCGTCTTCGCTCGCTTCTACATTCAGCATATTTCGCAAATGAGAAAGTTCGGTTGCCAGGTTCTTGATGAACCTGCTCTGCCTCACTATGATTTCATCCTGCTTTTCAATCATATCTTCATAGAATTCCACAAGTTCTAAAACCTGGTTTTCATCCATCATCGTTACCTCCACTTGTATCTTGGTTTTTCTTCACCAAATATCCAATACCTCAGATGATCATCCAATACAATAGCTAATAGAGATAGGATATACCATGCCACAGTAAAAGGAAGGCATATCTGTCCAATTATATTAAAAGGCATATTGCTGTAATCCCATATTCCAAGCCTCAGTACAATATTCAAAATGTATCCGGAAAGGAACTCAATTGCAGTTATCCCGGCAGCACAGATAAACATCTGTTTCCATATGAGCATATCCCATCCTAGAAATTCATTTATTGAACCACAAAATAAGAAGCAAAGTCCGCCGACCAGGACCATAGGCAGTGAGCTGTACCCTCGCCATATCAGTTCAATCATGTAGTAAATCGTTCCTCCTATAGCGAAAAGCACAGCATTTCTGCCTATGGTCTTCAGAGTATTCATTTAACCTCCTTGTCGGTTGCCATTTCGGCCAGATAGTCCTTTAAAACTTCTGACTGATATTCTTCCGGAATCGGTGCTCCATATTTAATCTTGGCGATTTCCGAAGCTTTCGCGCATCCTTTAATCCACATATTTACAGAGTTTCCATATGTTGTGTGATAGCTCTTGAATTTCATCGCGCCATTAATGATCTTCTGCATATCCTCAGCAGAATAATACCGGCACGGATTGCCATCCTCGTGATATTCCAGTTTTTTGCTACCAGCAGTCAGCTGAGCCTGTTTACCAAAGAGATTCAGCTGATCTTCATCTTTAAGACTAAAATGTTCCTTTCCGGACGAAATTTCAATGTCCGTTCCTGCATATATTGTATTCTGGCAGATCTGAGAAATCTCCTTTTTCTTTTCTGCTCGATATGTTTCAATAGAAAGATAATCAGCATTGCAGCCTTCTTCTTTGTCTTTCAACTGATCGAACCAGAAACCAAAATCAGCAGTAATTTCTTTTTCTAAAATCACTGCTGCATCTACCCTGCAAAAAATCTCATCAGCCTCATATCCTGTCGGGCCATCTTCTGTTTCCTGTACAATTTCATGCTGGTTGTTCCTGAGCCACACATCTGCTACGCCATTCGGTTTTGCCTTGTACACTACCTTTTCCATTTTTTCGGGACTTTGAACCTTGTGCATAATATCGCCTCCACATATTGAAATATTTTTCCTCAACATAGCCATTTCCTTTGTCGTGATCGCTTGCAATTTTCCTTGCAATCCGCATGAGTTCATCTACCTTGTTTCTGATCCGGTATTTCACCATATTTGTGTTTTTGAACCAGCCATAAGCGGATATGACCGACCTCACAAATTTGATTCTTGCAGCGACATGGTGTTTTACCAGTTTCAGAAATTTATTCATCTTCCGTCGTGCGGTAAGAAAAATGTTCCTGCGGATTGTCACCCATACTTTCTTGTGCTTTTTCTGTCTCCCAAAATATGACTTCGTTTCTGCATCTCCGCCATGAAACCGGAAGCCCATGAAATCCAGTATGGCGCCCTTTGTCTTTCCGACTTGATCCTCATACATGGTTTTCTGCATAATCCAGTCCGGCTTGATTCTCAAGTCAAGAAATTCCAGCATATAGGCAATCATCATTTTGACTGCCTGCTTCAAATGGGTTTTATTCGCTGCATACATTGTTATATCATCCATATAGAAAATGACACGTGCTATTAACCGTTTGATTTTCGTCTGCCCTCGTCGGCAGGTTATTTTAACCAGTCGCTCGCTTGCATAATGATAAGCGTATGAGAGAAAATAATTGCATAAATCCTTTGATACAGGAGAGCCTATTAGAATACCTCTGTCCGGTGCCAACGCCTCCGGTGACGGCCATTCCTCGTATAGCTCAATAAATACAGTAAACAGATATAACAGCTCATCTGATTTGTGCAGATCTCTTTTCAGAAGTTCCAGCAATTTTCCATGTCGGATTGACGGATAACATTTCTTCACGTCCGCCTTTGCACTGTACCTCGTACCTTCAACATCATTGGAGAGCCATCGCATGACTGCTTTCTTACCATAGTTCTGACCTCTTCCTTTGATGGAAGCGCATTGGTATGTTCCCAGCTTTGCTTTGAACAGCGGTTCCGCCGCCTTTGCTGCAACCTGCTCATATAGGCGAAACAATATCGTTTCCAGCCCAAGCATACGTTCCTTTCCGTTTCCCGGTTCATTGATCTTTGTATAGCGGATCAACGGCTGTCCGTAAGTGTTCGCCAGCAAATGTTCCCTAACGGTTCTGGTGCGGATATGATATGCCATTTCCAACGCCAGCTTGTAATGTGCTGCCCTCCAGAAATCATTCTCAGGAAGATTGCCAATGCTCAGTGCAGCAAACTCTTTACGGTCTACCGGCTCTAGGTTCGTCAGTTGCGGTTTTAGATACTGTTTTACATGCTCCCGGCTTTCCCCTGTATAGCAGGCAAAGAACCTCACAGAGCTATTCTTTCTGTATTTATCGTGCATATAATCTGTGATTACGTCGTAAATCCTGTCTACGTCCGAAACCACAAGTCTCTTGCAATATGTTTTCATGTTTCTCTTTCTTTCTGCTTCAAGGACGTTCGGGTTTACTACTAGCCCCCATCTGTGTCCACTTCCGCCACAGAGCCAGAGACATGTTGCCATGCCTCCGGTGCTGGTTCGTCAATTTCGGGCATTCCGCCCCAGCCCTTTCGGGGTTCCCTTTAAGAGAACGAAATACAGCACATCTAAGTTATGCAGAAATTCGAGCGGCATAGTTCCAGTTCGAGTTGGAAAGCCCATTGTTCAGGTTCGCATTCCGACGGCCGTCATTCGCACCATTGTTCAGGTTGCCCGAGCCAAGAACGGAAGCCACTGTGCTGTAAGTCCTGTTGAAATATCGTTGATAGTTACAATTTCTTATGTTGCCTTAAAAGGGGAGATCCCCTCTTGCTGTCGCAATTCACCCCCGGCGTTATGCAGCCGCTTTGCGCCCGCAACGCCCACAGGCAGAAAGACGAGCGGCAAAGCCCCAGTCCGAGGTGGAAAGCCCAAGGTCCAGGTACGCAAGCCGACGGCCGTCAATCGCACCACCGCCCAGGTCGCCCGAGCCAAGAACCTCTCGCTGGCCATCGCCAGTCGTCTCGAGGTTCTCTGTGTAAAGTCCATCAGCATAACCAGTGCTGGAAGTTGCTGCAACCTCAACTGGATAACGTACTTCTGGATCATCAGCAGAATAACCAAGCTTGCTGATGTATTTCCAGCTGCCTTTGTTGTCTGGAATTGCATAGCCAAGAGCAACCCAATCATCTGTTGTAGCTCCTGCTGTTGTCATTTTTGTACAGTCATAGCAGATGTATGGACGCATCACATGGTTTTCAATCTTCATAACTGTATTTCCTTTCGGTTCCCAGAATCCAGAAGACATTTCCACTCCAAACAGAATGTATGGCTCTTTTCCGCTGGTGTTGCTCACAGGGGATCCGCAAGAACCAAGCACATCATCGCATCCGCCTGTGTTCCACGGCATCGTACTGATAATTGTTTCACACGTCACGCCAGATACAGAAGTTGGTGCTGTAGAAAATTTCTGCCCTCCATTATCAACGTATACAGCCGCATTATTGCTGTCATAATCTTCAATCTTTGTGATCTTTACTTTGTTCGCTTTTGCGTGAAGTCCACTCGATCCTCGGTCATTATTCGCCTTTCCTTCACTTGTAAGGCTGTTAGCATTTCCTATGGAAACAGTTCCTCCAACAACAAGCTCTTTGGCCGCACTTTTAGAAATAATGATTCTTTCCGCATCATTTTCCTGCACAGTGGCAGTTGCCTGTGTCCACCACCAGTTACAACCTGCCATCACCGACTGGCTATGTCTTGTGGCAAAGGCAATCTCCATAAGTCGTGTCATTCTCTCAGAATCCTGTGAGGTTTCAGCGCAATACTGTGTACCTCTTGCCCGGAATTTTGTCAAGGAACTCTGGAAACTGTAGTTTTTCGGAGATACGCCGCTGATTGAGGATGCAACGCCATCCGCATTATCGCCAGACATATATTTTGCAATCGCCACAAACGGTCGGATTGTTCCGTCAGGTCGGATTGCTCCCCCCTCCGGAAGCCATTCCGCAGAATGTCTGGTATCAGAAATAACGGTATCCTCACCATTCGCATCAAACTTCCGGTAAACATACTGGGTTAGATATAGGCACCATGTATCGTACTTTGTCCGGGAAAATTCGTTATCAATATCTTTGATATATTGAACCTGAAACTCTCCATTCTCATCAACCGATCCGTTGACTTCCAGATAAGCGAAGCAGCCTTTTCCATCAAAATTATTTACTGCTCTCACTGTATTTGTACTTGGCGCAGCTGTCATGCCTACAGCATCAAAAAGCCGGGTCCCATTGCTTGATGGAGTTACATCATAATTGTCAAAATGCACTCCATATTTCTTGCCATCTTTATGCAGGTTCAAAAGAAATAATGCTTGTTCATTTTTTGAAGCTGCAAATTTTGTAACTGCTTCTTTCAGAGCCACGTCATTATTGATCAGCTGTCCCAGAAGAGCATTAAATACATCTGCGTGTGCTGGATCAGTAGTTTCCAGTTTTCGCAAATTTTCATCAAATGTTGCTCCAGAAATATCGAAATACGACATTTTCTACCTCCTTATGATAACATTTATCTATCATTATCCGATTACATGTTACAAAATATCGAAATACGTTAGAATGTATCGTCACATTCAAAGGTTGTTTCCATATCACCGTCTTTACCTTTTTTCATAAATGCTTTAAGGGCAACAAAGTCGCCTTGTGCGTCATACAGACCAACCTCTGAAATATACTCACCGGCAAGCTCACTAGGTGTCAGTGTACAGCTATACCGGATTTTGGTATCGGACACCACCGCATAGCCGTCGATATTCTTTCTCAGGACTTCTTTGTGAAGTGCATTCTGATCCGGTGAATGTACTACAACTTCATCAGCGGAATTTACGCCGCCGGTGCCAAATGCCATTCCTACAATTTTGGGAAGCGCCGCGATACCAGCTCTTGCTTCCAGCATTTTCTTCTTTGCTCTTGTTGTAACGGTTGATCTTGTTGCAACGATTGTTTCTGCCATTACAGTTCCTCCCTTCCAGAGTTAAGATTTATAGTTCCGTCCAGCGCAAATTCTCCATTCAGTGGCTTTGCATGCGCTGGAATAAAAAGATTTACTCCAAAGTCTTCCTGTGCGCCTATATCCATGCGGTATGTTTCCTTAACAGTTGGCGGCATCGTGTGATCCAATAATAGGCTACCGTCCAGCGCAAATTCTCCGTCCAGAGTTCCGTAGCCTTCCCACCAGTTAAGCAGCACACGATGAACTGGGAATATTTTTGCCTGCATTTCATGCCGGATTGCTGCCCGGTACTTCATCTTTGGAAATGTAATCTCATTTCTATGCTTCAACACAATCGGATATTTCAACGAAAAAAATGGTGGAAGTTCTGCTGAAAGTTCTACTGTTCCATCAAGAGCATTGGAACCATTCAGTGTTCCGTCCCACCATGTGAGCTGTGCCCTATGCCTTATCCTGTTGTAAGCAATCTGTTCTTCCAAAACAAATGTGCAGATCACGTCTCGGATTGCAAACGACAGATGCGCCGGGTATCTGCGACTTATGATATTATGGATTTTCCGCTGCGAAAACCGTTCGTCCTCGTCGCAGAAAATTCGGATTTGCAGTTTTATTCCATTCCACCATAACTCACTCTCGCAACCGGTATAGGCTTTAATGATTGATTGGATAACCGTCTTCGACAGTTTTCCAGTGCCTGACCAGTATGCAGCTGCCGTCTTTCTCCGTTCTTCCAACGTTTCATCTGGCTCAGGTTCTATTCCAAGTGCCGGTTCAAATACCGTTGTAATCGTTCTTTCGTCCGCATTTGCTGGAAACTGGTTATTCACAACTCTTTCCAGCCAGTATGCCATCAGATCCAGTGTCCACCCTGCGAATCGGTAATTTGCATCCATCTCTCTGAACTCAGCCCACCATTTTGGGCCGTAGCTCACGATTTCTTCATATCCGCTCCGCTGCTGGTTATTAAAGACTTCCATTGACCTCCACCTCCCCGATTACTGGAACGTGGTATATATCGCACGTGATATTTCCTTTTCCACCATTCACAAGCAAATTATCGAAGTCTACAATATCAGAAATGTTGGATATTAAAGCTCCAACATTATTGTAGCGAATAATAATTTCATCCTGTGTGGAATTCAATGCAAGTTCCTTCAAATATGCCTTAACTGCATTGGAAACGCTCGTCTGAATACTGTTGTAGGTGCTCTCTGCTTTTTTGGTCACATCCAGTTTTATACTGATTTCCTGTTTCTTTGCTGCAACCGCAGTGAAAAAGCATCCGAATGTTGCTTTTCCCTCTCCAAAGCCCTGTGCGCCAGGATCAATGGTGTCCTGCACCAGCTTAACCACACTTTCTGCCGGCTCCGTCCCCTCTATGGAAATGATAATCCCGAGAACCGTACAATCTCCATTCCATAGTGGAACGATTCTTGTACGCCCCACGCCCTGAATTTCTTCACACCACGACCGTATCTGTACCTTATTTCCGTTTTCTGCTGGCCCGGACAGCTTATCTATGTATCTGGATCTCGCGGAATCGTCCTCTTCCATATCTACTGCTGGTACCGCAAGTTCTTTCAGCGTTGCGCTGATAAGATTATCAACATCCTGGTCTGGAATAACCGGAAGTCCCGGAACCAGCGTATTCATATCCGTTCCGGTTTCCTCTGACACAATCACCCATCTGTCGTTTAGCTTCTGTGTGGTAAAGAAATGATCGTCGCAGCTCATAAGATCGCCAACCTGTGGCTCCGCTCCTACATATTCCACATAATAGGTTGCTGCCGTATCTGCCGGTGGATTTCTTTTCATTCCACGCTCCATCATTTTTTCAGTCAGAACGTCGCCGGTACAAGTAAGGATAGAAAGAATTTCGTTTACAGTGGCAAGGTCATTGAAAAATTTTGCCGTTCGGATGATATGACCCGAGCAGGCATCCATATAGACGCTACCTTGATGCGTGTCTACGCCAAGCTCCGCGCCCATATCTTCGCACTCCGCCATCAGATAATCTTCCGTAATTTCATCAAGCCCAAGCTCTCCGATATTTTTAATCGCCATCCGCTATCGCCCCCTCTATCTCAATATCTCCATAAATTGTACTTGCTACAAATGACACATGAACACTGTCATGGGATATGATCTCATAGGAAAAATCCGAAACGCCAGTAATTCGTTCATCATAAAGCAATGCTTCCTCAAGCATTGCTGGCATATCAGATTCCAGAAAATCATCTGTAAGTCCACTGTCATTTATCTTGTTGAAAAAATCACATCCATACTGGTCATCATAGATTAAATGAACTAACCGGGTTGTTGACAGAATTTTCCAGATAGCCTGCACCACAGCTTCCTTCCCGTCTATCATTCCCCCGATTCGTTTTCTCTCAAAATCCATCTTGTAGGTGCGATATACCTGATTCGATTCGTCTATGTCGTCCTCGTCAAAAGGAACGCTGACAATTTCATCTAATTCTTCATCCATAATCTCACACCCTATCCATCATGTAGTATGATTTTCCATTGTTAAAGGCGAACATATAGAAATGCTCGCCCACGTTTAAAGGTTCCAACCTGCCGGGTACCGTCAAGGAAATTGCCGACAGGTTTATATTTATGTCATTTTGCAACGTCACCTGCAAGGGATCAATGCATGCTACTGCCCCGATTACCATTTTCGGAACATACGGTTGCACCATCTGCTGGATCAGTTGCTTAATTGATGTAGCTGCCATAATGCCTCCTGTCAAATTTCTTTCAGATAACCAGAATAAGAATATCCTGTAGTGCCTTTATATCTCACATGAAGCCATCCGTTCTTGGATTTTCCATCTCCTTCAGCAATTTTTTCATATGGAATCGTTGTGAGTTTTGTGCCATTCGGTTCTTTTCTGATGTGCAATCCGATTCTCGCCGTCACTTGATACTTTTTATTCCATGTGCTGCCATTTCCGCTTCCAGAAGAACCATTGCTGGATTTGTAATCGGGTACATAATTCAATTTCAGTTTCATCTGGTGCTTTCCATTCTCGAATGTATGGGTATCTTCATCGACATACATTACTTTCGTCAGCCCTAATGCACTGATTTTCACATGAACACAGCCACCCGAAATTACTGAAATATCCCCTGTGCCAGTCCATGTTAAGGACTGCGCCACTACGCTCTTCTCTTCTTTGAATGTCGCAATTTTCTGGTTTAGCTCCGTTGCGCTTGCATCATTGTCCACCGACTGAACATCTGCAAACTTACCAATTTTCTTCTCCAATTCCTTATTGGTATACGATTTCTTGGTTTTGTTTTTGGATGTGATCAGCTTTATCCGAGTTCTGGTGTCATAAATGGAGCGTGTCTGCTCATAGGTTTCCGTATTGGTCGCAACACTCAGTTCCGGCATAGTATTCACATCTTTTCTTTGCCAGAGATATATCTTCCCCTTTTCAGATCTGACATAATACCGTCTACCGGTTGATTTGTACGTTTCACTCAGAGCCTCTTGAATCACGTCCCAGTATGTGGAATTAGATTTTACAAGCTCTGATATTTTCTTTCCGGTATCTACTGCGCTGCCAACCGTCAAACCAGCTCGCTTGCAGCAATCTTTAAAGATCTGAGTTGCCGTTTTCTTCTTGTAGCTGAAAGAATCTTTGCTGTTGCTGAGGTATATACAGTTATCCCACGCCTTTAGGGTGAGTTTTCGGGCACTGCTCTTTGTTTCCGTCATAAGCAGCCCTCGAAAAATCTCTTTGCCATCCAGATACAGCACGCAAGTCTGGCCGCTTCCACAGTCTACGGAAGCTCGTTTCATTGCATACCCTTCCGAATCAAACAGAACAACAGAAATGCTCCTTGGTGCCGCTCCTTTCCTGCCGGATACCGTAACGGAAGAAATCAACTCGCTATAATCATAAAAGGTTCGTCCTCTGCCTATCATAAATTTCAACTTATAATCTGCCATAACGCCTCCTACGGTATTGTGATCGTCGTGCCGGGAAAAATCAGATTTCCATTCCGGCAGTTAGAATATCCATGCTTTTTTGCAGCTTTGTTCAGCACGCTCTTATTGACATTATAGATTTTGGTGCATTTTTTGCCGTCTCCATAATACCTTTTCGCAATATTCCACAGACAGTCGCCCTGTTTGATTTTGTAAGTCTTTTTCTTCTGGGTGTTATTTACCCTTTTCTTTGTTTTTGTCTGTTTTGCCGGAGCTTTTTTCTTGGTGTTCGGCTTCGTGTATTTCTTTATGGTTACTGACCGATACTCTTTCAGCGTGATGGAATAGTTGATTGTTCCAACATCACCACCCTCTTCCGTAGCGGTATAGCTGGTTATCACAGCATATATGTTCAAGCTGAATGCCCCAGAAAAGACTAAATGCAGTGGATTTGCTGCATTCATAAGTGCCAGTATCCATTTGTGCATGGTCTGTGGCGTTTTGAAATTCTTTTTCTGGCAAGTACAATAGCTGCCATAGGTTGCCGGAAAGTAAGAAGACCAGCTTATTTGCATCGGTCCTCTCTTCCCCTTGTGAAGTAAAGTGCCAAGACGGTCAATGTCAGAAGTGACCGCCTTGCCATCTATTTTGATCTGTATTGATTCCGGATTCATCGGGACTTGATACTGCTTCTTATCGTTGTCGTAATTCATCCAGATCGTATACTTGGAAGCTTTAAAACTCATACGCCCCTTCTCCTTCCTCAATAATTTCCTGTTGCACGATATTCATAAATACATCTCGCAGGTTTTCCATCATAGCGTCTACAATCTTCTCTTTTGAAACTCCGCTTCCAGAAACGTTTATACTGCCCTGTCCGCCTATCTCTAACCTAATTACCCTTTCACTGGTTTGAGGGCTTCCTATAGGCTGTGACAAGCTCTGAGGTGCATTTACTGTTTGCACTGGCGCTTCCACGCTCTTTCCCTCGCCACTATTCAGAACGCCAAGCATTTCACCAGTCTGCTCAAACAGTGATAAGGAACGGTCTGAACCATCCAGAGGGATAATGGATTCTGGCCCGGCTTCTGCTACAATACCCAAATGCGGTTCATCAAAGATACCTCCAAGAGCATGAAGCGAAGCAGATACCGTTGCAGATCCAGTTGCCCCGCCGCCAAAGCTGATTGTCTTTGTCGGGTTCGCAAGAGAATAATTTGCTGTCAGTGTTACATTTACTACTCCAGACGCAGAATAAGGTGAAGCCCATGCGCTCCGCACAAGACCACCTACCTCTGCATAAAGCGCCGCAATGTTGTCGGTTCCCTTTGCAAGCGTTGCATCCACAGTCCCAGGTGTTGGAAAAGGTACTGCAAAAGCCGCAAGAACATCTTCCTGTGTGGAAGCCAAAGCCTGTGTATGATCTATAGTTCCTGCCGTTACTGTGACATTCGCTGGTACGGTTACTGGTACTGCCGGCTGTTCCCCGAGCTGCGATGTAATCTCTCCAGATAATCCAGCACTGTCAATCGTTCCGGCTTTAATGGTTACATTTGCAGGTACGTCTACTGGCACCGCTTCGCCCTGTTTGAGTTTTTCAGAAATTGCAGATGCAAGAGCACTATCATCAAGGCTTGCAACCTCAAATTTAATAGTCGTTGGCACCTGCTGCTCTTTCGGTTCAGAAGCAGTCTCTTTTTCCGCCGCTGCCTGTGTCACCTGAGAATCATCTACGCCAGCATTTGTTAGAGTGGTTTCCGTCGGCTGTTCACGTTTCAGGGTTTCCCCGGTTTCGTTCTTTGCCGCCTGCTCCGCTGCCTGTCCTACCTGCGATCCGTCAACGCCGCCGTCCGTCAGCGTATTCTGAACCTGCTGTTCTTCTTCGATAGTTCCTGCTGTTTCATTCTCTGCAGCTTCTTTGGCAGCTTCGCCAACTTGACTTGCGTCCACGCTTGCTGCTTCAACGATTGCCTCCGGGATATTGATAACCTGATCTGGATAAATCAAATTCAGGTCGTCTATATCTGGATTGGCAGCTTCAATCTGGTCTTTTACTTTTGACCAGACTACACCATATTGCTCCATGATTCCCGAAAGCGTTTCACCCTCATTGACGGTGTACTGCAATGCAATTTCCCCGCCATCAAGAGTTGTGGTTCCCACATAGGTGAGACCTTCAAACGCAGTGTCGATCAGTTCTTGGACATGATCCTCGTTGACTTCTATATCCTCGACGTCCGCCTGCATACCTTCGATTGTCACCGGATCAGTGGTGGTTTCCGCAGTAGCCCTCTCGATTGCCGTCCGCAATTCATCCGGTACGTTTACCGTTCCTTCCTGAATTGCCTGTACCAATGCTGCATTCGCTGGATCAGCTACCATCTGACTTGCGAACACCTGCCATGCTGCGTCCGCATCTCCGGCCGCAGCACCGACCATCATAGCGTCGTTGAACGCCTGCATGACATCTCGAGGTATAGCCTGTCCCATTTCCCGGTATTCGTCAATCAGCCCTGTCATGCTGTCAACGTCCGGCTTCATGGCTTTATAGATGTCCTGCATTGCTGCCTGATCACTACCCATGATTTCTTCATACAGGTTTGCGGACTGCATGGAAGCATTAAATCCCCATGCTAGTGAATCTGCCAGTGCCCCATAGTCCTGATTTTGCAGATATGTATTCGCATTTTTCAGAAAGTTATCCGTATTCGTCTGGATAGCCGAATAGTTCTCCTGAAGTTTTTCTCCATAAGCGTCCGACAGTGTGTTTGTTTCAAACTGAACACTGTTTCCGAGCATAGCAGCTTCATTATTTCTTGCTGCATATCCTGCCTGCTCTTTGTAATTTGCCAGCTCTGAATCAGAAATTCTCTGCACGCCGTTTGCATCTGGCCTGTTCAGCGCATTAAGCGTGGTGTACAGCTTCTTTTCAGATTCTTCCAGTGCTGCCGTTGCAGTTTCTCTCTGCTTTCCGACTTCCTCCACAACTTTTGTAAAAGTGTCGTCTGTCAGATCCTTGCCCGATAGCCTACCGTATTTCTGCGTCAGCACGTCCATTTCGGCTTGTGCTTCCGCTTCCTGCCAGCCTTGCATGATATTGTTAATCTTGGTCTGCAATTCATCAATGGCAGCCTGCTCGTCAACATCAATGATTCCGTCTTGCAAAGCATTCTGTACCAGATTCGTAAGACCGGCCGACAGATACTGCATATCTCCGAGATCCTGTTCCGCCCATTTCTCAATCTGAGAACCAAGGCTGGAACCGTCCGCCATTTTGATGCCAAACTCTTTGACGGTCATTTTCGCTGCAAGCGTCTGTTCTGAAAGAGCCTGTTCAATGTTGGTTGTAAAGGTCTCGATATTGGACATATATGTGGATTGCTCGTCTTCGGTCAGTGAAATGCCAACCCTCGCTCTCCACTCAAGCGTATCGTTCTGCTTCAAGGCATCCTCTGCCTGCTGCACCAGCTCTTCCGCATTGTCAAAATGTCCCAGTGCTGCATTGATATTTACAAGCCACTCCGCATTGATTACACGAGAAGCAAAATCTTTAATCTGAGAATCATCCAGCTCTACAGTGCCAAAATGTGCCTGTAGGTTGCTGTCAATATTCATTTCGCTGTATTCGTGGAGTGCCACTCCTACAGCAGTAACCGCGGCAACCGCTGCCGCTGCGCCTGCCGCCCAAGGATTGCTAAAAAGTGATCCAGCAAATTTCCCCAGTGCGCCTGTCAGACTGCCTGCGTCAGTAACGGCCTTTGCGATATTCATTCCAGTAGATACCGTTTTCATTGCAAGAAATCCGGTTCCAAGGCTTGTAAGTGCCCCGGATATTGCCTGCGGATTTTTCAGTATCGTTTCAAACAACGGTTTCAGTGCATTTCCAAGTTTATTTGCTCCATTGACAAATGATTCAAACGCACTCGGTACCCATTCTGTAAGAATTGGGATAATGGTGCTGGTAAGATACTGCACGTCCTCTCTCAGTGGCGCTTCCATGGCTTCAAATGTTTGTAGCTGCATTTCTTCAAATGCGCTGTTCATGTTCGCCATATCGCCTGTGAGATTGTCGTTCATAGTATCTGCCATATCAGAAGCCGCACCGGTTGAACTTCTCAACGCCTCCTCGTATCCTGCTATGTTCTCAATGCCCTCATTCAGCATTAAGTTCAGACCTTTCGTAGAATCCGCAGTGAATGTAGCTCCAAGTGCCGCAGCTCTCTCAGCTTCTCCCATTCCATCTGTTGCTTTTTCTACGTCCAGCAAAATATCTGTAAGATCTCGGAAGTTACCCTGTGCATCTGACACAGCCACCGAAGTATCGCCAATCTTGATAGCACCATCTTCCATGTTGTTTGTGATGTCTCGCATTACGGCAGTAAGTGCCGTACCTGCTTCAGAACCTTTATAGCCCTGATTTGCCATTGCTTCCAACATGGATGTTACGGTTTCCACATCCTGCCCTGCTGCATTCAGGTTCGCCGCACTGTTACGGTACGCCTCGCCGAGTTGTTCAGCAGATGTATTACTGTTTGCCTGTGCATACGCCAGCATATCGGCAAAGTATGCTGAATCCTGCGCCTGCATTCCGAAAGCAGAAAGATAATCAGTAACCATGTCAGATGCCTGACCAAGTTCCATACCGCCTGCAGCTGCAAGATTTAAAACGCCGCCCAATGCAGATGATGATTGTTGAGCGTCCCAGCCGGCAAGGGACATATATTTTAATGCCTCTGCCGCCTCTGTTGCCGAGAATACGGTTGTTGCTCCATATTCTCTGGCTGTGTTTTCAAGTAAAGCCAGATCGCTACCGGTTGCTCCAGATAACGCCTGTACTTCCGACATCATAGCTGTATAATCTTTGCCGATGTCTATAGCGTCCGAAGCATACTTTCCGACCTGGCTTAATACGGCAGGC